CCAGCAGAAGCATACGTTGAGGAGCCTTTCCCATACAAAGTAAGGGATAAAGAGTCTATGTCTCTACACCTCAATGCAGATACAAAACTCTCTAACATAAAACTTAAAGTTGAGTACTACGATGTAATGATTACTTTTCTAGAAGACATCTTAAAGATGATTCACAATAGAGGATATCAAGTAAAGAATAGCATTGACTTTCTCAAATTTCAATCAGGAATGGGATTCTAATGGATAATATTCCCGACTACACAGTAGATCTTACAATTGAAGACATTAGACTTATGCATCAATGCATTGAGTATCGTATTAGGTATTGGGAAGGCTCCCCAGCAAGACCACCAGAGGAACAAGAGCACCTATGGAAGGTTAGAGATGCTCTATATGCAATGATGCTCGACTACACTTTCCACAATTTGTAACCATCTGAACATTGGCTAAATAAGTTTAGCTGATGTTTTTTTAATGTCCTCCGATTTGATTATCAGCAAGAAGAATGAGGTATTTCTTCAAATTGATTGTGAACCTCATATTCAATACGAACTAAGAGATGCATTCTCATTTGAAGTTCCTGGTGCTAAGTTTCATCCTTCATTCCGTAAGAGACATTGGGATGGAACGATTAATTTATTTTCTCCCCAAACTAAACAGATCTATGTTGGGTTGCTAGATCGTGTTATTGCGTTTTGTGATCAGTATGGTTACACATATGAATTCAGGGACAATAAGTTTTATGGATTACCTTATGAGGAAAATGAAGAGATCTCTCCTATTGGTGTTACTGATTGGGTTAAATCCATTACTTCATATAAGCCCAGAGATTATCAGCTCCACGGGATCTATACCGCTCTCAAATCAAATAGGAAACTTATCGTTTCTCCAACTGCGTCTGGTAAGTCTCTAATGATCTATGCCCTAGTGGCATACTATACTCAACGCAATGAGAACATCCTTATTGTAGTCCCTACTACATCTCTTGTAGAGCAGATGTATAAAGACTTTGAGGATTATGGATTTGATGTTGGTTCTTACTGTCATAAAATTTATGGTGGTAAGGAGTTACATAGTGATAAGCAAGTTACTATTACTACTTGGCAATCTATCTACAAACTCCCTAAACCATTCTTTCAAAAGTTTAATGTAGTCATTGGAGATGAAGCTCACAACTTCAAGTCAAAAAGTTTAGTCAGTATTATGACTAAGTTATGTGATGCTAAGTATCGCTTTGGTTTCACTGGTACTCTCGATGGTACTCAGACTAATAAGCTTGTCCTAGAAGGCTTGTTTGGTCCAGCATATAGCACTATTAGAACAAAGGAGCTAATGGAAGCTGGTCACGTAGCTAAACTTGATATCAAAGTTCTCTTATTAAAACATAATGAACAAACATTTAATAAGTATGAGGATGAGATTCAATATCTCATTGGGCATGAGGGAAGAAACAAATTTATTGGTAATCTAGCTTTAGGATTACAAGGTAATAGTTTAATCTTATTCACCAGAGTAGAGAATCATGGGCAGTTACTCTACGATATTATAAATAGTAAGAAGGAGGAAGGACGTCATGTATTCTTCGTACATGGTGGAGTTGATGTAGAAGAAAGAGAACAAGTACGTGCAATCACAGAAAAAGAAAACAATGCGATTATTATCGCATCCTACGGTGTATTCAGTACTGGTATCAACATTAAGAATCTACACAACGTAATATTTGCTTCACCCTCTAAGTCCCGTGTAAGGAACTTGCAAAGTATTGGTCGTGTGCTTAGAAAAGGTGCGAACAAAGACAAAGCTATGCTTTACGATATAGCTGATGACGCTACAAAAAATGGTAAAAAGAATTACACACTTAACCACTTAATAGAACGTATCAAGACATATAATGAAGAAAAATTCAATTATGACATAATCAACATTAACCTAAGGTAGTCTTATGACTAAAGAAAGAATAGCCGCAGTTAAGCTTATTACAGGTGAAGAGATTATCTGTAACTTAATAGAACTAGAAACTGAAGGTTCTTATACAACATTAACTTTTAGTAATCCATTACGTATTCAATTAAATCAAAGAAGGAGATCTAAAAATTATACTCTAGAACCTTGGTTGTGTATTAAAAATAATAATACTCATTGTATTGATATAACTAAAATTATTACTGTAAATACAGTTAATGATATTAATATACTTAAGGACTATAGTGATTTCTTTAGAAAGAAGCTAGATCTTAAACCAAAACCTAAAATGGTTAGATCTGCTGATAATATAGGTTATGTTGGTAATGTAAATGACTTTAAGGGTACTTTAGAGAAACTCTACAAAGATACTGATTCATATGAGAAACCTAAAGATCTTTAAGTACTTAGAGTGACTTATCAACCTCGACAAGGCTGATTGTACTCCATTTTGAGACCCTTGTCAAGTCTTTACCATTTATTGCATATATGTGCTATAATATAACCATACAGCAGTAGAAGTGCTATGGCTAAATCCAAGACCGAACATTATGTAAATAATAGAGAATTTTTTGATGCTCTACTAGAGTATCGAGAGAAGGTAGCTGATGCTGCTGCTAATGATCTTCCTAAGCCTAGGATTACTAACTATATTGGATCTTGCTTTCTGAAGATTGCTACCCACCTTAGTTATAAGTCTAACTTCGTAAACTATATGTACCGTGAGGATATGATCTCTGACGGTATTGAGAACTGCGTACAATACATTCATAACTTTGACCCAGCTAAGTCAAAGAACCCATTCGCATACTTCACCCAGATTAGCTACTTCGCATTCCTACGTCGTATTCAGCGATAGAAGAGACAGCTTGATATTAAAACTAAAATTGTAGAGAAGACTGGTTATGAGTCACTAATGACTAGTGATACCGACCTATCTTCTGGTTACCGTAACGATTATAACGCAATTAAAGAAAACATCATTACCAAGCTTAACTCATGAGCCTAGTTGCTATTATCACCGACACCCACTATGGGGCTCGTAAAGGTGCTGACTATCTACACGCCCATTTTGAAAAGTTCTACTCCGAAGTATTTTTCCCTACACTAAAAGCTCGTGGAGTAAAGACTATCCTTCACCTCGGTGATGCTTTTGATAGTAGGAAGTCTATTGAATACAATTCACTACAATGGACCAAGCGTGTAGTCTTTGATCCCATGCAGAACTATGACGTTCATATGGTTGTGGGAAACCACGACTGTTATTTCAAATCAACGAATAGGACTAACTCCCCTGATCTCCTTCTACAAGATTATAGTAATGTTAAAACCTATTCAGATCCCACTGAAATTACAGTAGATGGTGAAAAAATCCTAATGTTGCCTTGGATATGTGACGAAAATGTTACTAGAACCAAGGAAATGATTACTAATAGTGACGCAAAGTATGCTATGGGTCACCTAGAACTTGGTGGTTTTGAAGCATATCGCGGTCATAAGTATGAGGATGATAAGGGGCTGGTAAAGCCTTCTGAGTTTAGTAAGTTTGATAAAGTATTATCAGGTCACTTCCATACAAGATCAGACGATGGTAAGATCTTCTACATGGGTAATCCGTATGAGATGTATTGGAATGATGTAAACGATCCCCGTGGGTTTGTTCTATTTGATACCGAGACAGGTGAGATTGAGTATGTAAACAATCCAAACACACTATTCTCAATCGTATACTACGAAGACACCAAGCATCAACTATTCAATGCTACCGAGTATCGGGGTAAGATTGTAAAGGTTGTTGTCCGTAAGAAGACCAAGCAGAAAGACTTTGATAAGTTCCTAGACAAGCTATTCAATGTCGGTCTAATTGATATGAAGGTCGTTGAGAACTTCAATATCCAAGAGACAGAAGACTTTGATGCTAGTGATTCGGAAGAGAATACACTCTCAATCCTAAATCGCTATGTTGATGACGCCAACTTTGAAGATAGTACCCTAGACAAGAATACTATCAAAGCCTTACTAGCAACAATCTACCAAGAAGCCTGTGAGGTATGATACAATGTTTGACCTTACGGGAACTAAATGGGACGATGATTGGATGTGGAGTCTTAAAAGAAAAAATTATCTTCTTTGGAAAGAAATTGTTATACATGAATATATCGAACAGAATGATTCAAATTTATCTAAAGAGCAATTAATGCGGTGGTTTGATATGGATAGTATATAATGGAACCAGATGACTTCTGCTACTTATTAACTAGTAAAGATGAGGATGGGACAAACATATATTCATTACGAGACGGAGACAAGGAACCAGAAGTTCTAATCTTTCGGAAACGTGACGATGCCGAAAGGTATGCTATAATGTTAGAGCAAGACGATGCCTATATTGTAGGTGAGTCACTTGATATGGTTGTTGCCGAAGTCAAGTTAGGTGCTGCTATTGATATTTTAAATGAAAAAAACCGTGATTACATTCTCGTAAAAGAAGAAGACTTATTCATTCCACCACCCACTGACTGATATGCTGATTTTCCAAAAACTTCGTTATAAGAACTTCTTATCTTCTGGTGATACCTTTACCGAGATAGACTTTCTCGCAAACAGCACAAATCTGATTATTGGAAGTAATGGTGCTGGTAAATCCACCATCCTAGACGCTCTAACCTTCGTCTTATTCAACCGCCCGTTCAGAAAAATTAACAAACCCCAACTAGTTAATAGTGTAAATGAGAAGAACTGTGTTGTAGAGATTGAGTTCAGTAATAATAATCACCAGTACTTGGTTAGGCGTGGGATCAAACCTAACGTTTTTGATATTGAGGTTGATGGTAAGCTCCTTGATAAGAGAGGTGATGATAGAGATAATCAAGTTACGCTAGAAGAAAACATTCTCAAAGTAAATTATAAGTCCTTTACCCAAATTGTTATCCTTGGTAGTTCTACTTTTGTTCCTTTTATGCAGCTATCTGCTGCTCACCGTCGTGAGGTTATTGAAGATCTTCTAGACATTCGAGTATTCAGCTCAATGTCTTCTATTGTTAAGGATCGCACCAGAACTATCCGCGATGAGTTGAAGATTCTTGACCTTAAGAGAACATCTCTCAAGGAGAAGGGTGAGATGCAAGCCAAGTTTATTGATGATATCACCAAGCGCGGTCAAGCAAATATTGAGAAGAAGCGCGACTCTATCAAACAACATATGCTAGAACAGCAGCAACTACAAGAGAGTTGTGTTGAGGTCTTATCCCAGATTGAAACCTTAAATACAGAGCTAGAAGACTTGAAGGGTGCTGGTGATAATCTACGTAAACTTGGTGGTATGAAGGGTAAGATTCAACAGAAGATTACTACTCTATCTAAGAACCATAAGTTCTTTAGTGATAATACAAGCTGCCCTACTTGCACACAAGACATTGATGAGACTCTTAGACAAACCAAACTAACTGAGTTGGGTGCAGAAGCTAAAACTCTTAAGACTGGCTACCAGGACCTTGAGAAAGCCATTGAAGATGAGGAAGTACGTGAAGCTAACTTCACTGAAGTGTCTGGTAACGTTTTAGAACTAAACCGTAAGCTAACATCAAACAATACAAATATTGCTAATATCAATAAGAATATTGGTAACTTGGAAACTGAAGTTGAATCTATCCGAGAATCAATTGAGAACCAGGATGAAGCCAAAGAGCAGTTGTATAGTATTGCTACTAAACTAACTGATGTTACTAATAAGAGAACTGAGTTCAACTCCGAGATGGATAGTTATAAGTTCCTCAATGAACTCTTACGGGATGGCGGTGTTAAGACTAACATCATCAAACGTTATATTCCCCTGATTAACAAGCACGTTAATAAGTATCTTCAAATGATGGAGTTCTACATTAACTTCAATCTAGATGAGGAGTTCAATGAGACTGTTGTATCACCTATCCACGAACGCTTCTCATACTCATCATTCTCCGAGGGTGAGAAAATGCGTATTGACCTAGCCCTACTATTCACTTGGCGTGAGGTTGCTAGGGTCCGTAACTCGGTCAACACAAACCTCCTAGTTATGGATGAGGTATTTGATAGTTCACTCGATGGCTTCGGCACAGAAGAGTTCCTTAAGATTATTCGATACGTCGTTAAAGATGCTAATATCTTTATCATCAGCCACAAGACAGAACTCCACGAACGCTTTGATAGTGTGCTAAAATTTGAAAAGGAGAGAGGTTTCTCTAAACTATCATCTAATTAATATGAGCAAATTCAAAAACACGCTTATAGACACTAACTTGTTCCCTAGTTTTATTGTGTCTACTGATTTAAGATCACTTGTTAGTAATGATTGTGTTGAGCTTGAGTTTGATGATATCCGAAACAGAAGTTCTGGGATAGTTAAAACGAATGTCGGTGGATGGCATTCTGAGTTATATAATCGAACTAACTATTTTTCTGACCATAATCACCTGCAAGAGATATATGAATTGACTATTGAGTTTGTTGATGATTTTTTAGAAACCAATAGAACAAATTTACATGCTTCAACTGTTAACACATGGTTATTGGAAAACGAATGTAGTTCCTACAACACACTACATACCCACGGTAAAATTGATCTTATTGGTGTGTATTATGTTAGTGTGCCTGAGGAATGTACTGGAATAACTCTATT